TGTGCTGGCAATGAGGACACGGCACGTAGAAGTAACGCTGATCGCTGGACTCAAAGAGGTCGCTGATCCGCGAGGCGCCCTTGATCGTCGGCGAGCTGGAGAAGTAGAACTTGGCATTGCGGCCAAAGGTACTGCCCCGGGTTTCCGCCAGTTCGATTGGGTCACCCTCCTCGCCCACGTCGACCTCCCAGCGATCCACCTCATCGCCGTACACATAGCGAGCCGACAGCTCTGCCAAGTTGGCCGCAGAGCCTGCGGTGGTGACGTACAGCGAGCCGCCTTCAAACTCCTTGGTGTCCATGGTGTTGCGTGAGTCCCGCGAGCGGCTCGATGCGACACGCTCACGTAGTACCGGCGTTGCCTTGATGGTCTTGCTGATCCGTGACGACACCCGCTTCGCCAAACCCAGGCTCGGCAACAACGTCAGGATGTTGGACGGCGCCATATGGATCAGCCCGCCAATCCAGTTCAGCGCGATCTGGGTTTTCATCAACTGCGAGGCCACCATGGTGACCACGCGCTTGCACGGGTGAGCTGGTGACAGGCAGCGCATGGGCTCCCGGGCATACGGCGTCCGAGAGGTCCGGTACTGGCCCGGCTCAGCGGCGCCGGTGTCGCGGGGGATGCGCATGTACACATCCGCCCATTCATCAATCCACACATCCGGGTCAGGCTGCAGGCCACGAAAGTAGGCCTCGCGGTAAACCTCCGCGCCGTCAGGTCTGGCCAGATTCATTGACTACCTCCCAGTTGGTTTCAAGGGTGTGGCCAAAGTCCTCCGCAGACATGCGGCTGGCCTCTTCCAGCCTTGTGCGCAAGGCTGCCGTGAGGTGCCTTTCAATCTCCCAGGGGTCGGTCATCGCGGCAAGCTCAGGCGCGAGCTGCGGCGGCATACCCAACAGCGTGTCGCGCAGCATGCGGCCGGCGTTGTAGGCGCCGGACTGCACCGCTGTGACCTCCACCGTCGAGCCCTGGACCTTGTTAAATTCCGCCTCGGCCAGCTGGGCCAGGTAGTACTCGCGGTGAGCGCGGGCCTTTTGAAAGTCGGGCTGCTTGCCCGGCGCGGTAACCAATGGCTGCGGCGCAGCCGTGGAAGTCGGCTCGGCAAGAGGGGTGAGCTGGCTGTGAACGTCGCGCTGGACCCGATCCTGTTGATGGCGAGCCGAGACAGCGGCCTTGCTCGGGTCAGCGGTTTCGACAATGAGGGCTTGGGTGGCCAGGACATCGACCTTTTTGCCATCGGGCGAAAGCACCAGGCGGTTGTTGTCTTTCAGCCAGGTGATGTAACTGGGTGACCTGCCGATGCGAGCCGCGAAGGCGCTCTTTGACAGGTAGGTTGGTTCTGTCATGAGCCCTCCTTTTTCAACGGCTTTTCAATGAGACCTTTCAATTTCAATGGATTGAATTTCAGTAAGCTGGCAGCCCTGCCGCTAACGCTTTCCCGCGGGTTTCCGACCCCGTGTCCTTGGGCGACTTCCAGGGTCCCCGGAAGGTTTTCGGCGCACCATTTTGATGCACAGCCTTGAAAGCCCCGTATTCCGTGGGTTCCAAGGCTCTAGCCCTGCCCTTCGCTCGAAGGAGGGACATCGCACACCCCCAAACGCTTGGCTGCCCAACGCTCATACAACCCGATGGCTACATCGGCTCCGGCCATCGCAGTCAGGCAACCAATCGCCGAAGCCGCCCAGATGGATACGCCGGCAGCGTGCAACAACATCATGGTGGATAACCCGCAACCGACGCAGGCGCCGGACCGAAGAGCCAACCTCCGCACCAGGGGCCATCCCCGTACACCAGCCTTGTCGGCCCGCCACATCTCTCCGGATACGCCGCCGACTAGTGAAAGCATAATCAGCATCCATACCGGCATATCTACAAGAGCCTGCTGCTCGTTCGTCATCGCCCTACCCCATAAACGCAAAAACCCGGCGCAATGGCCGGGTTCAGTGTGGTGGTGTGTCCCGCTGCTTGCGGTCGCACCTATCGAAGATGGGTACTTTTTACAGGTCGATTCCGGTGGCAGCAAGCCAGTTTTAATGCCACCCCCCAATAAGGGGGCAATGCAGGGTGAATGCAGGGTCAACGCAGGTAAACTCATCACCTCGGCTATAAGCTCTTTGGGTGCTGTCTTACCTGTCCCACCTGTACTAAGTCAGGTAGGACAGCTACAGGCCCCGAGATTAAAGGCTCTGCCTTACCGTCCTACCTTTACTTATCCTTCCTCGTGTAAAGAGAGAAAGCTAAAAGCACGCGTGCGCGCCCATGGCGCGTATGTACGCCCGCTGCGCTCACACATGTGTGTGTGACGTGCGGGAAGGTAGGACAGTAGGACAGACCACAAAACACGTGGCCCGCGCTTGTCCAACTGCACCCATTTGCAGTTGGACAAGGCGAGACAGTAGGACAGCAAGGAACGGAGTTAGGGCGAGGATCAAGCAGCCTTCCCCATCAGCAACATACCAATGCACAGGTGAGCGTCGTGCAGACGCTGGTAGTAGGTGTCGCGGCCGCATCCGCAATGGGCATAACGCAGTGCCATGTTGGAGTCGTAGTTGCAGTAGTGCTCGCGCACGACCAACGCCAGCTCTGCATCCAGGTGCTTAGTCACGATCAGCTCCATGTCGAGCGAGCCCTCCAATGGCGCCTTGCTTGCACGCCTGCCGCGACTGAGCTGGCCGTTGCTCTCCATCATCATCGCGACCATGTTGCCGCCGGCGAGCCCACCGCTGGATAGATCGCTGTGCAGCTCATGGGCCCAAAGCCGCAACAGCGCATCGATCTCCTTAATCAAAACAAGGCTCCTCGCTCTTTTCGACCACCAATGCCGAGTGTCGGCCCCACGTCTCAGGCTTCTTGTAGGCCCAAGGTCGAACCCCACTCTTAGCCAGCGCGGGCTGCCGCACCTTGCGCCACCCCAGGCGATGCATAATCGCGCCGACACGCATTTGCTCCGGCTTGCCCCAGTGCCCGAAGTCCAGCTTCAAGGCGCCAGCCAGGATCTCGCTGCCGGTGGCGGTTTCGCCGATCTGCGACTCCTCCAACCAGGTGAGGATCGGGCCCTCCCACTCATCCACCACAAAGCGCTCCTCCTGGGCCTCAGCGAACAGGGGTGCCTCATCTCGAACAACCCACCAGATATCCCCCGCCAAGTAGCAGAACATCGCCTCAGCCCAGAGCTGGTCACGTATCTGGCGCAACTGCTCCAACTCAACCTTGGTACATGCCACCGGCCAATAACGCCGGTTGCCGGTCGCGTCCTTGAGGTATTCGTCCTGGTTGGTCGTGCCCACGAAAACACACTGGCGTGGCACGTCCATCGTTCTGCGGCCGTAGCTCTCACGGTAAGTATCAATCGAGGCTGAGAAGAACTGTTTAGCCTTGGTCGACTCGGCCTTGTTGAAGCTGTCCAGCTCACCCAGTTCGATAATCCACTTCCCCCTGATCGCTTGGAACGCGTCCTTGTCACCCAGAGTAAACGGCGTATCCATGAACCACTCACCACCGAGAATGCTCATGGCAGTCGACTTACCGGCGCCCTGGGCACCTTCAAGGATCATCACGGAGTCTGCCTTGCAGCCAGGTGACATCACCCGGCCAACAGCCGAGATCAACCATCGCTTGCCCACCTTTGAGCTGTAGTTAGTGGGGGCCACACCCATGATGTCGGTCAACCAGGAACTGAGCCGTGGTACTCGGTCCCACTCCAAGCCATGAAGGTAGTTGCGTACGGGGTGAAACGAGCAGTCGTGAGCGACGACGCTGACAGCCTCGATCACGTGACTAGCCTTTACCCGTAGGTTGTACTGCTGCGCGAGCCACTTCATTACCAGCATGTCGTCGATGTCCGCCCAATCACCAGTCACACCGCCATAGGGTGGGACTCGCAGTTTGACGATCTTCGAACTGAATGAGCTGAAGCCGATCACTCCGGCCCAGCGCTCGTCATTACCGAGGATCAGCTCAACGTTCTGCATGTGCGCAATCAGCATGCCGCTTTCACTACGGGCCAACAGATCCCTCCAACCACCAGCTGCGGCAGGCTTGACCATCGCGAGCACCTGGCGCCGGACAGGGTCCAAGCCTTCAGCACAATGCAAGTCGTTGAAGTCGGTCCACTTATCCTCTCGCTCACAAGCAAAGTTCGGCCCAACCACCTGGCCTCCCACGACGGTCGCCGCGTTTTCAGCACGCTCCTTGCCCGGGTTCCAAGGCTCGCCATTTGGGCGTTTGGTCTTCCAATCATCATCCCGGCACACAATGACCGGGCGCCCAGGAAAACGCTCACGCATGGCCTTTGAAACCAGCATCAGGTTGCCAGCATCAAAAGCAATGGCTACCGTTAGCGAGGTCGCCATGTGCAAGCTGGCGCCGGTGGCGTAGCCCTCACACACCAAGATGGCCTCGCCCGGCTCAGGGTGCGGCCCGATCAGGTGAAAAGCGCCCTCCTTTGACATCCCGTAGGGCCAGTAGGACTTGTCTCGCCCGGTGTCTGGCTGCTTCTCGGGGAAGATCACCTGCAGGCCGACAATCTGGTCACGTACGTTGCTCATCGGCACCAAAAATGCGCCGGAGCGTGGTGCATAACGAACGCCGAACCCGACGATTTGCTTTCGATCCAGGTAGGTGCTGCGGCCCTTTTCGGGCATGCGCTTGAACAGCGAGGCCGCACGGTTCGCCGCTCGGCGCGCTGCATTGGCAGCCACCTCTGCAGCACGTCGCTTGGCCTCCTCCTGGCGAGCGCGCATCACCTCGCGCTCCTCAGCGCTCATGCGACCGGCCTTGACCTTGATCTTCTGCGTCTCGCCCGAGCGCCAGTCGCCAAAGCTGCCGAAGATCAGGGTTTCGCCCTTCTCGGTGCGGTGCTCATGCACCACGTACCAACCATTCTTTTCCTTGCCCTTGTCCTGGGCAGTCTTGCAGCGAGTGAGCTTGCCGAATACCAGCGGCTGCACGGGCTCCAGTCCGTAATCGGCGAATTGCCCCAATACCTCATCGAGCATGGCGGGCCTCCCGCAGTTCATTGATCTGTTGGCACGAAACGCAGCAGACGCACCCTGGCAATGCCAGGCGCCGGGCTTCAGGGATCGGCGAGTCGCACTCATCGCAGAACAAAAAGGAGTGAGGCGCGGTCTCGGGCTTGCTGGCATTTCGTGCTGCAAGCGCTTGGTCCAAACGCTCCTGCACCAGGTCATTAGCAAAATCAGCGATATCAGCCACGGTCGGCACCTCGCGTCGTCTTGTTGACGTAGGTGGCGCGGTTGAACATCCCCAACAGCCCTTGAATGCCACGGAAGACCTGCAGGCGGATCTCAGCCAGCTCACTGTCTGAGACAACACCGTCACCAATGCTCTTGGCCCAGGTATCAGCCAGATCCGCGACCTGGCGAAAATAGACTGCAATGCCGGTGGTAAGAGTCTCCGGCATGTCATTGGTATACGCCTCGGCCAGCTCCTGCCAGGTCGTATCCCCCACCAACGCGTGTACCGCGTCGAGGATGCGACGGTCCTTGGTCAATTCCAAGATCTCGCCGAACTCTTGAATATTTACCGAGTGGCTTGGATGGGTCGGGGATAGTTTGTGCTGCAGAGTGGTGGGGTTTCTGCCGGTGGTGGCGGCGATTGCAGCTGCGCCGCCTGGATAGTCCCGGGCGGCGTGATACAGCGCTAATTCGAGCGTCAGGACTTCCCGTTGTGCTCGGTCAACGCAACTCAGAGCGATACGGCTCATGGCATTAATCCTTGTAAGTTGCCAGTGCCGCGCGGCATGCAGTGGTGATACATTTGCCGCGTGGCTTGAAAGGGCCCAAAAGCCGGCTAGGTCCGCAAGACCGATACCGGCACCGTGCCGAGGCGAACAATCCGTTGTTCACCTCTGGCGCAACAGCTGCCCAATCTGTGGTGGAAAAGGCAGCAACACCAAGGCTTCCGAGCCTTGGAAAGCGCGGTAAAGATCGACGGTTTGCATGTGGTGTGCCCGCCTATCTTTATCGCGACCCGACAGCGCTGTGGTGGTGCGTG